AGACCTGAAGCACAACCCTTCCCAAGGCTATTTGTTGAGCCTAATTTAGCGCCATTCAATCCTAATGTCTGCAATCTTGGGGGTAATTTCTTTGGTAATCATACTCGCCAACAACTTAAAAATGTTTAGATTTTCATTTATTTTTAATATGATAATCTAATGGATATTTCATCAAACGTGTATAACAACAATATAACTCTAGCATACTTGACGAATCCATTATATCAGTCAGAATTAGCGAGGAAGGTCAAAGTAAGGACGGAGGTAGATTTGTCTGATATAAAATTTTACAGGAAAAGGATACTTGCACTTACAAAAGATATGTTTCGCGGTGAAGGACCATCACAAGATTTAAAAAAAATACACAACGAGTACGTAACAAGTATAATAAAACATTTTAAGATGACTGATAAAATAGATATACTGCAGAATGAGTATGAAAGCAACTGTATTAGCCGGGCACCTATCCCACCGACGGACTTTCAACTTGATGAAGTAAATAAATCTTTTATGCGGACCGCACCAAACACTATTACTCTGGATAATTTTGTCATATCGAATCAAATAGTCGAAAAACCAGTAACATATCCTGACAAAAAGAAAATAGACCTAAAAGAATCAACACTAAAGACAAAGGGAATTAAAAAGAAAAAGAAAAATGTGAATAAATAGTAATGGTAGCTGCTACACGAAGAATAAGAAGAAAAGGAAGAAAAAGAGGGGGATCTAAGAATAATTCAAAGACAATAAAACGTGCAAAATGCAGTGCGGCATCTGATGACAAAGACGTCAAAACTTATAGCTGTTACAGCGACGATGCTTTACTCAAGATGAAATCTCTTTGGAACGCGCGGCATCCGGATGTGCTCATTGAGAGCGACAACCCAAAACAGATATGGACTGCCTTAAAAGATAACATGAAAAATGTTTGTGATATAGAAACATGCTGGCTAAGACAGAAGTTCATATCTCATAAACTTGATAAGGAATTGGTATCATACACCTTTGCTCCTAATGCTCCGAACTCTTGGAAGAAAAACCCTACAGAATGGCTGACAAGTGTCGATATAGAAAAGGTCATGAAGCAATTTGAGAATAGATATAAATGCTTCGACTTCATAGGTCCATCTCCTATTGATTTCGACAAACATATGCTATATGGAGAATGTGTATGGGAAGAGCTGTGTAAATTTGATTTGAAAAGTTTAATCAAGAAAGGTAAAACGAAGATTGGCATAATATTCAATCTAGATCCACATTATTTAGAAGGTTCGCATTGGGTTTCTATGTTCATAAACACAAAGAAAGGATATATTTTCTTCTTCGACAGCAACGGTGACCCAGCACCAAAACAGGTGAAGAAACTTTCCAATAGGATTATTAAACAAGGGAAAGAAATAGGGTTAGATCTTAATTTCTACCAGAACTCTCCAAAGAAACACCAGAAAGGTAATACGGAATGCGGTATGTATTCACTCTATCTTATTATACAGCTACTAACAGGCACACACGACTATGAATACTTTATGAAGAATAGAGTTAGCGATAAAGATATGGAGAAACTCCGAAAAGAATATTTTAATTGAGAGAAGTAAAAGAATATAAAAAATTATTGTTTATATTTTTTATATGCCGAATTTCAATACGCCACAAAATAAAGGAGTTATATGGAACTTGATGTTTGAAGGAGGCATGTTTCAAGGAATAAATGATAATCAGGTTAAGAATGTAAAAGATGATTTTGACGCAAAGGTAAATGATATAGAAGGACGAAACACAGGTAGTGAAAATCTAACTGCTCTTAATAAAGCTGTAATCACCGAGATGATGAACGATATTAAGAAGTATAAAGGTCAGCAGCCAACTGCAAGTAGAGAACAACCTGCGAATGTAACCAACGAACGACAACGTGCTCCTCCTGGAACAGCCAAAGAAGTTTCCGATAAACGTCAAAAGCTGTTTCAAAAAGGATTAGAGACAAGACAGAATGATTTTTCAGATATGATGAATCAAGGAAAACCCGATACTATTGATTTTTCAGATAAGAATGATAAGCCGATTGGTGCTGAGATAGATAATATGGTAGCTAATTTTATTGCGGCTCGAGAAAACCAATTGAATGTTGTTTTGGACACCCAGGACTCGAAAGAAGCAGGTGAATGGATAAATAAAGATAATATAAATACGAGCCAACACATAAAGATCGGTGACGATGCAAAACTTGATACTAGTAATATAGTTGAAGTGCCGCTCGCACCGAAGCAAGTAACTTTCGCCCAAGATACATCTTCCTCAGGAATGCCAGATTTTTTAAATAAGTTAAAGAAAAAACCAGACGATTTTACAGCAGCGTTGAATGAAAAACTCGACCGAATATTAAGAGGACAAGATGAAATTCTGACTCTTCTGCGCAAGTCTGAAACATCAAATATTAGACGAAGCTACGCATCACATGAACCCGATGATGGTGTCCGAAAATATAACGATGACAGAAATTGGAACGGTGAACATCTAACACCAGGAACCTAGACCTAGACCTAGACCTAGACCTAGACTTAGACCTAGATTGGTATAAACTTGTATTGTTCTGTTTTACCCTTCCCGGTGATGCTTATAGTGCCGACTTGGACTGGTTGTCCTCTGTTATAACTGTCAAGGTCATAGACCTCTCTGGTAAGTTTATTATATGCATACTTTATTCCTTCAAGAGTGAGTTCGACGGCCTTCCATGTGATTTTCGTTTTATTTTTGTCCGCTACGGTGTCAGATTCTTCCTGGTCGATAGATGGCTGAAATGAGAACTTCGATGAATTGACAGAGCCAAAACTAAAACATTTCAATTGTTCTTTATCACCTGCTTTTGAATGTAACGCACAATCAATTGATGCCTCTTTCACGGCTTGAAGAATTTTTACATTTATCTCTTCTTTTATCGTAGCACTTTCGTAAAGAGCTTCATCACTCGTAATAGGAGTGAGGTTGTCAATTTTGCTTTTATCTTTGAGACGTAGTTCAATTGATTCGTCGCTATTTAGTTGTTTTTGGGAAAACGTCATAAGATACATAAATACTTCGACAGTTCTGTGTATTTCAGGAAGATCCTGGTGACTACAAATTCGTCTGGCGCGACCTATAACTTGTTCTATTCGCACAGGATGCCAGTAAGGTTCTGTTATGTGAACGTATCGCACATTTTTCAACGAAATTCCTTCAGCGCCTGAGGCCGTAATCATCAAGACCTTGATGATCTCTCCATAAAGATTATTTGAAGCAATTTCCTGTAGTTGGTCGGCCAACGAGGTTGGAATATATTTCCAAGCTCCATTGAATACATTTCTTATTATTTCTTTCTCCTCAGGTGTTTCACTGCCAGTATAAAGAGCAAATGTAGGTTTTCCTTGATCTTCGGCGGATATATCTAACTTCCACTGTTCTCCAGTTTTTTTAATTTTGAACCTGGTGAACCCATTTGCTTCCAATACAAGTTTAAGAACTCCTATTCCTTCTAGGGTACGAAACTGACTGTATATTAGGTGCAACCCGCGATGGTCTTCGTCTTTAACGTTTTCAAGAATATTAAGAAATTTGGGGCTGTACGTCTCAAGTCCTTCTGGCGACAGATACTTCTCCCTGTTAGCATTTAATTGTTTTAGAGCTTCTTTAATTTCTTCCTCGTAAGAGCCTGGTTCATCTTCAGAATCGTTGCTTGCTTCTTTGGCAAGTTCGTCTGCGTCGTAGCGTCCATCCACGTTGTTAAGTCTTTCTTTTGTGGACGCACCATCGAGAAGGTCTTCATCGACTGTTACCTCAAGTGCTATTTCCCGTTGTTTTGCTTTAGACTTAGAAGCTGTTTTTCCCTTCGCTAGGTCATCCCTTAGAAGTCGCTCGTTTTGCTCTGCGGTTTCCAAGTCTTCGGTGGTTGTTTCCAAAATTTCTGCCTTGCTAGGCATGGGTCTCTTTATATCGGGACGAGGAAATACGAAATTGCAGAATGCGCGGGAAAATATACGGTATGTGGATACAGTTTCTTCGTAAGTATTGTCTCCAGATTTCTTCTTTTGTTTGCGAGCATTATTCAATTCAACTTTTCTCTCCTGTGCTCTCGCTTCTTCATATACTCCGAACTGAAAGTCGCTCATAGGGAGTTTGATAAGGTGAAAATATTGGGGCGTTTTCTCGTATCTCGGCATAAGATTTTCCTGTGCGCTACGGAAATATGAAGACAACCCGAGTATGCGTCTTTTAAAAAGACCCATATTTTTTACTTCATTTGTTGAATCGATGAAGTACGCTTTGAATTCATCCAATGTATCAGGAAGGGCTTTATAACTTTGAACTTGAATTCCTGATGGATTTATAGTAATATTATTTTTAGATAAAATTTTAGTTACTAATTGAACGAAATCGTCGTCACTTATATTTCCTCGTTCCCCAATCTTTACACCTTCATAAGTTCCCTTTTTAGTCTTGTTAATAAAACCGAAAGGATTTCTTGTTATAACGAGTGTTGTAGAGGTCGGTTTGTATTCTAAATAATCTAAAACGTTTCCTCCTAGGATGGTGCTTTTGAAAAGATTTGTAAAATATTCTTGCGAGACCTTGCGTTCTTTGTTGATCGTCAGTTTGAAATACCAGGTTTTGATCTTTCCACGAAGAATGTTAAACATGATGCCTATTTCGTTTGGATAGTTGATGATAGGTGTTCCTGTAAGCATTATAATTTTTGCGTTTTGAGCGGTCATGAGATATTCATACAGTCTTCCTGAAAGAGAATCTTTTTTCCCAAGTTTGTTAACAATTCTACTTACGAAGTTATGAGCTTCATCTATTATGATTACTGCGTTTTCAAAAGGATTTTTGGTAAAGTTATTAGTCAGAGCAGTAAGATGCGACTCCCTTAACCCATTATAGTTGATAAATTTGTATTTGTATCGAATCATTTCATTTAACTGTTCATCCAAGTTTACCTTTTGTTCAGAATTGAGTTTGTCAAAATTCGCAGGCTTAGTAACATTCATGAGCCACGCACCGCCTCTTTTCCTGATGAATTCGACCGATAAAGAGAGAACATTAGACATTGGTTCAATCAGTTCTGGATTTTCACGAGTGCTGACAAACTCCCAGAATTGGTTTTTTCTGTAAAGATTATCGCCACATTTCTTGAGTTCTTCGATATAGTTCATGCGGAGAGACGCGGGAGTCATAACAATTATCTGTTTGTCTGTTTTCATACCTTCGGCAATAGCAACAGACGAGCAAGTTTTACCGGATCCGAGTCCATGATACAATAATAATCCACGATAAGGAGTATAGAGATTTATGTAATCCCTGACAATTTTTTGATGAGGCAT